AATTAGTTTATCAATAAGATCGTCTACGGTATCTATATTCTTTGAGGCCAAAACATTCATCAACTCATTTAGTTTACGTTGCTGATTGCTATTGTAATCAGTGTCTGGCTTACCGTAAGCCAACATAAGATCATCAAACAATTGCTTTAAGAACATATTGCTAGGCCACTCAACAGGATTAGCGTCTGTAATCTCAGGCAGTTGTCTAACAGCTTCTTTTAGATCACGCTGTGCATACTTTAAAATATCCTCAACGTTCTCAACAGTTCGTACCAAGTCGGCTACGTTATCTTTGTTGCTCATGCTGCGTAGTATTTCTTTGCTGCTTCAATAACTACAGCAATGTCATTGTCTATGTACGCATCCTTGAACATACCCATAGGAGTCTTGGCAGATGTAATGCCGTCACTGTTTGTTTGAAACACGTAACGTACATTGCCTTCCTTGTCTCGCTTGACTTCAGTAAAGAGTACCATAAGGAACTCCTTTTCTATGCAGCCTTCATGCTGCTTACCTTGCACCTTGATGCGGCGTACGTTGTATGTGTCACCACTAGGCTGTGCAATCTGTACGATCTCATCAATGCCTGTGAATATTACAACGGCTCTATCATTCTTAACCTTCTCAAGCGTGGCACGTATCATACGATTATAGTATGACCATACATCGTAGCCTTTGAATGATGACTGTGCCAAAGCGATAAGTGTTTCTGTATACTTTGTGAAAGATTCTATCACAATAACTTCACACTTCTCATCGGCAAGCGCCTTGTCTAAGGCTTGGTCGAACTCTTTTATGTTAGCGCATGACGCAACGTTGAACTTCCCTGCATTAGGGAACGGCAGACCTTTACGTTCAAGGTCTATGATATGGGTTTTATCGGGAGATAAGTTGCGCAGGGATGTTGATTTACCCGTACCGCTACTACCCACAACTCCTATTATGGCTTTACTCATGTGTCTTGTTGTCTTTTAATTTTTCCTCAAGGGAAATTATACGACTGCGCAGTTGTCGGTTCTCACTTAGCAGATCATAGAACTTCTGTCTAATAGATTCTATGTAATGCCATTGATCTATCACCTCTTCAGCTATGCTATCGACAAGCTGTAAGGGTTCCATGCGCATCAAACCTTTTGTACCGTCAGGGTTATGTTCTTGCATACCCTTTGTAAATTTTGCTGGCGCTTCTTCTGTAAAACGCTTCAGCGCTATATCTCTTATTTGTGGATCAGTTAACATTATGCTTGGAATAATAGTGGGTCATAGGTGTTAGTGGTAGAGAACAGAGACTCTATGATAGTCTCACGATCTTCTTGCCTCGGTGTTGTACACACAGGTGAGAAGTTACACCTACCAAATTTAGTTTCACAGCAGGTGAAGTTAGGAGAGAACGTCTCTTCTGGATCTTCGCCATCTCGAATAACCTTGAGTAGGTTTGCTACATACGTTTCTATCGTCAGCTTTAAATGTTGCTCAAACTCTTTGAGTACGTGAGGGCTGAACGTTATGAACGCTGAGCGTTGGAACTTATTCCTACCACTACGGTTAAGAAAGATACCGTTGATGATAACACTGCGAGGTACATCAGGAAACATACGCTTCCATATCATAGTGTAGAACATCATCTGAGGTGAGTTCTGATAGCTGTCTAAATACTTTTCAACTTGGTTGAGTGATGTTGTCTTGTGATCTATGAGCGCAGGTAGTCCGTTGTAGTTACCTATCATATCAACAGTACCACATAGCACGACATCAATAAGCTCGCCGTCAGTCCAGTACGGTACAGCAAAGCGCTGCTCTAGTAGTGGGCCTTCATCACCTGTGTCAGCTTTCAATCCGTCAAACTTTTCATACGTGTTAAAGTATTGTGTGAGTGTGGCTACGAGATGGCCCATGTCACGGAAGTCATTGTCAGGTACATGTATGTCATCTTGTTCAAAGTGTTCTATCGCAGTGGCGATGGATGCCTTCGTGTTACCTGTCGTGTAGTATTCTTGCAACGCTTTATGAAACGCTGTGCCATACTCCATCTTGTGTGACTTCGCTTCATAGGTTAGGCCACGCGCTCCCATGTACCATAAGCGCCGAGGGCATGCTGTCTGGCTGTAGAGGGATGCGTCTAGCTTAACTATATAGCGACCGTCGCTGGTTCTTTTTAAAGTTAAATTCATTATCGTAAGTTTGCTGGTAAAATATCTTTAGCTGGTTTCTCTAAGTTAACTCCATGAAGTTCTGCAAGTTCTTTCATCTGTTCTTCAAGGGTTTGTTTTTTCTTCTTCGATATAACCGAAGCTTTCTTCTTACGCTTCGGTTTAACTATAGCTACGTTTGGGTCTGGCTGTGTTACAGATAGGTATGGCTTGAAGTGTTCTTTCAACTCTTCGTCAGACATATTCTCTAACTCTGCTATGTTACAGTTAAGTAGTTCTTCAATTGTCATTCTTTATAATAGTTGTATGTTACAAAACTTAAAAACGCTATAAGGTATACAACGCCAATGTAATCGCTCATCGTATGATGCGGAAACTTTTCTCTTTAACAACAGACTCAGCGTCGGGTGCTATGCCAGCTAACGTCTGCAATATCCATGCTTCATCTTGTTCTGTTAAGAACTCTTCAAGCGTACCGCTCTCAAACATATCGCCGTCCTTGGCATTCTTCAACCAACGTATGACATCATGTCTCCACTTACCTGAGTCAGTTGTAGCAAACTCTAACGAACGTCCGTCACCAGACTTCTGCCGTAGCTTACGCATACCCTCTTTAAAATATATTAAAACGCCAGAGTTATCTGGATCTTCTATCGCACGTATAGAAATTTGTGATCGTAGCAAACAGTACTCTGACCTCTCAGGATCATCTGTGTTTTGCATAAGCCATTTGAGCGCATCATTTATTTTACAATATAGTGTACGATAAGTGTAACCAGAACCCTTTGATGGTACAAAAACATCTGTAGGATCATTCATTAATTTATCTAAGATAGGTTTGACAGACTCTGCGCTAATCTCTGTGTATGTTGAACGATTCACCTTTAATGGTGAGCCTGTTTTACGTTCTGGTTTTTGTAATTTACCTATTACAATATCTATTGTGTTGTCATCTTCCATATTAATATATCAACTTAAATTATTAAAAAGATAGGAGAGAGTATTAACACTCTCCCCTATCATGAGTAATTACTTACACTTCTTCCATCATGGAAGCCATCTGTTTCAGAAGTTCGTTACCTTCCTCTGCCTTACCAGAGTTGAAAGCAGCTTGCGCTAACTTAAACAGTGCGGTAGGTGTAAGCTCACGTTGGTCAGGTTTCCACTTGTCTGCGTCATCTGATGTAAAGAGTACACCATCATGGTGCTTCTCTTGTAAACGTGATTGCTGTGTTTTAAGATCATCTTCGTTAAGACCTTTCGGTAACGAGTTTTTGACCTTCGCTCGTATACGACTAGCGACTTGCTGGTTTAGCAATGCTAGTACGTTGCTTTCTCCGATAGCTTCTACAGCTTCCGCTGTGGTATCGAATTGTTTCACGGTGAATTTGAAACCTTTCCAATCACCGTCCTTGTACTCTTGTACGTTATACTGTGCCATATATGTTATGTTCTTGTTTATCTGCTAACGCTTTACACGAGGTATCAGATACCTATTATAAAGCAAGATTCGTGCCAAAGTGCTTGACTTTTAAAACTATTTTTAGTACCTTTTAACATTTTCGGGTAGTTCTTTTAAGACTTCATACCGTAACATTAACTGCTCTAGCTCACGATAGTTACCCGCTAACTTATCTACTGATAAATGTTTCATAAGAGATTGTATTTCTTTCTTAGACATCTTCTCGTATGCTGGATGATTCTCTATGTACAGCACAGCATCACCAACTCTTTGCATTAAAGACGTTAGGTGTATGTTGAACGTTGATAGTCTGTAGTATAAGTCTTCTCTAAATTCTTGCATCTTTATTCGTAAGGGTAGCGATGCACACGTGGCAGCTACGATGCGGCAGTTGGATATACGTGTCTCGTTGTCTCCCACCCTACGGTATGTACCAAACTGTATGAAACGTAGCAACTTTGCTTGCAAGCCTAGCGGCATGTCACCTATCTCATCGAGGAACAGCGTACCATTCTTGGCATACTCTACGAGTCCGTCTCGATCTCTGAAAGCGCCTGTGTAACTACCCTTTAAATGACCGAACAACTCACTCTCGAATAACGTATCGGTTACTGCTGTGGTATTGACTGTGACAAACTCACCTACACGTGTACCGTGTAGTATGTGCGCTATCAATTCTTTCCCTGTACCAGTAGATCCTGTGATTAAGACAGGCTCTGGACGGTAGCTTAACGTGAGCGCATTGGCTAACTGTTTCTGTATGTAGCTATCGTTGGTATTGTAACGCTTGACTCGCGCTGCTAAATCTATTGTGCGTTCTTTTTCTGTGGCCATTGTATTTCTTTACGTCCTAGTTCTGGGTGGTATACGTGATCTGTTATGCCTCGTAGATAGCTATGATCCTCTGGCACATAGTTATCTAACTCTAACCTGTCGTAGTAATGATACGCTAACATAACATCCCAACCTTCAGCTAAACGTTCTTTGATAAGTTTTTGATCTGTACCGTCTACGCATAGAGTCTCACGCTTATCATAAGTCTCATCATCTTTCTTAGGTGCTAGTAGTATTAGTGGAGTGTTATCGTTGAGATCACCTAGTGTACCGAACTTTTTATCCGACGATCTAAAGTTTATTATCTTTTCTTTAATCATTTCTGCACTTCTTCACCTGTGTTTAGGTCAATGCTTATGATTTCACTCTCACCTATCTTACGTCCCTTTGTTGCGGTGCGTATGTATTGCTCATGCTTATGCTGAGTAAAGTGTATAGGTAGGTCGAGCGTTGTCATCAATCCGCAAAGGCGCTCACGTGTAGTGTTCGTACCCCAACCTGCTAACGTAACTGTCAGTATGTTTGTACCGATTACGTGTTCAGCTATCTTGTTACGATGTAAGTATAGTCTAACTTCTGAGTCATTAGTTAGCGTAACTTCATCGTTGCCTGATCGCTTCGCTTGTTTGTTAGCGAATGCTTCTGTTATTTGTCTGGTTATTTTTCTCATTTTTCTTGTATGTTAGAAACTGCTGTAAGTATCTTAGTAAGTTCTTCAGGTGATACATGTTCCATAACAGTGTCACACTTTTGCACGACACTTAAATCCATAAACTCTTTGTACTCGTACCACTTATTATCTTTATCCCATATAGCTACCTCTGCTGTAGACTTGCCACTATCGCAGTGGTTGCCAGTTCTCCAGTGTACGCTGACTGTAAATTTGTTAGACGGAAACGTTATGTAAAAGCCGTCAGTCGTAGAATCATAGGCGTTTGTCATAGCTGTCCCTCCCTTAACATAACATCTACATTTTCTGTGAACCAGTAAGGCGCACCGTAACCTAGACGTTCTGAGTGTGACCACTTGGCAAAGCGTTTCTTAGCTGTACGATAGTAACGACGATAGCCCATGACAGGATTGTCCAGTACGAAACAGCGATCATGGAAATCACCGAAGCATTGTGGATGTTCTGTTAGCTCAGTGTGTTTAAATGTTAGAGTACTCTTCCAAGTATCACACCACTTTATAACACTCTCACTTGCATGTTGTACGATATCACAGCCGTAACGTTTAGTGTACTCTGCGCATAACTCGTTGGCATGTTCGATAAGCCACTTGTAGTTGGCTAAGCTATGCCTAGCCCATTGCGTACATGGATGGTTGTAATGGACACGCTTGTATGGTGGGTTGTCCATAGGATCGTAGGCTGCGCATAACATCTGCGCTGATTCGAGAGGCATCTTAACGATATGCTTATCGCATAGCATACGTGCTGCTACCTTGGGGCTTGGGTGAACTACGAATATATTCATTTTGTATGTTGTTGTTTTGTCTACGTTAGCTATGTGGTATAAAACTGGTAGCCAACTGACTATGATAGTATACCACAGTTGATCTACGATGTCAAGCTTTTTCTTTTCCCGTATATAAAATCTTTCATATCATAGCTGATACCTCTGTCTTCGCAAAACTTTCTATAACTTGGGTTGAATACTTCACGTACCCACTCAACTGACACAAGCTTGTAATAGTCTCCGCTAAGATCATCGTCAATGTTAAGTAATTTATCAGGCAGCCTAGCACTATGCGGTTCTTTACCTATACCATAAGACCCTTTGCCACACGTTACTTGTAGCCTAAACTCTGACTCTATGTTAGTAGGGCCGTTAGCTGCAACGCTTCGCGATTTCATTCTAGTAACCCTTCATCTATACCGTAGTCAACATCGTCATCTATATCAGTGTCTACGCTGCCAAGTTCATCGTCTAGGTTAGGAGCGAATAGCGAAGCCCACTGTTCTTTAGCAGATACAGCTTTATTAATACACTTAACCTTATTCTCTACCACAGCAGCTACTCGTTCCTCAATAGTATTCCTATACCATAAGACTTCTTGCAGTGTGTTAGATTGTGAGGTGATACGATGGCTACGGCCAAGGCATTGGATCAAGTCTATCGCTGACCACGTTGGGGGTAGTATGATATGTCGAGGTCGTGCGCTATCCTGCTCATGGTGTAGAGATATACCTACACCGCCAGCTTGTAACGTAAGTAACATGACATCACGCTTGCCCTCTTGAAACTCATCAACATGACGTTGCCTCTGTTCGGATGACTGGCCTCCGGTAACAAATCCAATACGGTCACTGTCATATCCGTAGCGTTCAGTCAGTGCTAACCAAGCGCCTCGTAACATGTTCTTGAAGTTGCTGGCTATGATAACCTGCGAGCCTTCTTGAACTGCGTTGTGCGCTCTGCCAGCAATCAACGGCGAACGTATCTCTTCAGCTTTTTGCCTGAACTTTTGCATGGCTACGAGACGAGCGGCGAGTATACCGTGACCCGTTTGACCACGCAACTTGTAAAGCTTTTCAAGATACTCGTTGTATGCGTTGTTATAAATATCACGTTCTTTCTGGTTACGAAAGTCAATGAGTACACATTCTGTACGTGCCTTGTGTTTGAAACGTACGCCCTTAACGTTAACGGTGTACGGTTCCATGACATCTTTGACACGTTCCATAGCCTTCGGACTGTACGCTGCAGTGTTACCGTATGTGGCAAGCGAGCGCATGACAGAGGGCGCAGTGTTCTGTGATAGTGGGAGTACGTTGTACTTAGAGCGCATGCCTACACCAACCATTACAGTACGCGCTTCACATACACGTTGATAGGGTGTAGCGCTGATGAATATACGTTTAACGTTCTCAGGCAATCCACGTGCAATATTTGTACGTGTGCTGTCCTCATTCTTTAACGCTTGGCATTCATCAAACACCACTAGCTTGGGTAACATAATGTCACTCCAATCGTAGACGATGTTCTCTTGACCATAGGTCACTACTGTACGTGCTTTGTAATACATAGCGCCGCCAGTTTTAGGAGACGTGAGCGCCGAGTACGATAATACTAGCACCTTGCCAGCGATACCGTACGCTTTAAGCACACGTTTGGTTTGTATGATAGTAGCTGCAGGTGCAATCCACAGCACGGGTATGGCAGCGTTAGCGCCTATACTTGGATCAGCTTGTAGCTCATCAACAACTTGTTTGATAGCTTGGGCTGTGATGTAGGTCTTGCCTACGCCTGTGCCAGCTTGTAGCAAAGCGCCTCGCTCATTACGTACACGTGTAGCGAGTTCGTTAGCTGCTTTTGTCTGGAATGGTATTTCTTTTGTGTTTGTTGTCATAGTCCTAACATGTTACGAATTTCTTCTTGTTTCATAGTGCTAAGCAGTTTCTCTATTAGCTCATCCTTAACACCTAGATCACTCATGTGTGATTTCAAATCTTCTAACGCATCAAGCTTAGCTTTCTCGACTGCTGCGCACTTACGATCACGTTCCTCTCTACGTTGGCGTGCTGTGTTACCTACCATAGTCCACTCGCTACGCCTCCATAGTCTGTACAGTTGCTTGCCATCCTTCGTTTTACCAGCGGCTACGATGTTACCTATAGTAGCACCGCTCCAACCTACAGCGTCGGGATCACACTCGCATACGAGGTGTTCGTTACCGTAGTCACTGTTATCTATCGCAGCTTTGACAATCTCGTCTACGATAATGTATGACTTGTGTCCTAGCACAAGGTCAGCGAATAGCCTTTCATCTAGTGTTATCATATATCGTATCCTATAATGCAAATGATAATTACAAAAATCCAGAGCGCCATGAACAACCCAAAGCTAAACACAGCCTCTTTCCTATGTTTGTCTAATATTTTTTCTATGTCTTTCATATTACTTAACCTGTTTAAAAGCTACCTTAGTGTCTCTTATACCTACCGCACTGTTGACTGCTGTCATCAGACCATTACAAGCGTAGCGTAGCTTTGTTGTTAAATTCATATCATTTTCTGGCGTATAATCACAGTAGCGACAACCTGCTAATGTACCATCCTGTGCTTGCTGTGTTACATGGCTGAGAGCGTCTATGCTATCCTTTACTTTAACATAAACTTTTCTTTGCACTCTGCTTTCAGCTATCTTAGTACAAGTGTCTATGTGCGCATAGTTCAACAACTCTGCGTCATCTTCTGCCTTACCTAGTAATACTGTTAGCATATAACTAGCCTTTGACTTATCACTTATGATATCTTCATAAGTCCACTTCAATATATCTGCGTTATTCATTTTGTATCGTAGCTTAGTAACAATATCATACTGCTACCAAACGGCTAATACAGTATCATAAATCTTCTACAAAGTCAAGTACTATCTTCTAGCGTACATCACTGTATAACGTAGGGGTAGGTTATTTTAGAAGCGACGTTGATAATAGACATAATCATGTTATTTTGTCAACTCAGGGTATTATACGGGTATATGGGTATGATGTTTAATTTTATACAGTATGTATAAATATATACATATATATAATTCAAGTAATAACTACTAACCCTACATCAATATCAACCCTACATAAGTGTGGAGGATCCCAAGTTAACAAAATTACATGATCATGTCTATTGTCAACGATGGTTCTAAAATCACCGCTACGTTATGCTATCTACGTGAAACATAGAGCTGCGCTGTTATGCTATCTACGTGAAACTTTTGCTACAAAAATTTAAAAGCTATGATAGTTATAAAAATCTTTTAGTTTTATAATTATTTATAACGTAGAAAAAAGATTAAAAAACTTTTAAAAAGTGCTTGCGTTAGAAGATAAACTAACCTACTCTCTTTTCGTGCTTCAAATGAAGCCATAACACATAATAAAAATGAGCAATAAAACAGACAAAAAACCAGAAGATAAAGAAACTCAGTTAGTGAATGAACTATGCGCAAGCTTAGTTCTAACTGAAACGAAAGCAAAAGGAGGCAAAACTCCTATTGCTTACTATAGTATCCCTTCAAAGGATATTGAGCTTGTCGGCGACCTAGCAGACGAACGCGGCAAACATGAAGAGTATCAAGAGCGCGTCGCAATGGCCTACAATGTGCTACTAAAGACAGCACAGACAGTCCAAAGTGATGAGGGGCGCGGTGATACGCTAAGTGAAGAGGAGAAGCTAAAACGAGCAAAAGCGCTTATCACTGAGCGCTGGTTCCTTGTAGCAGAAAGCGAAGCTACAAAAACCAAACGTCAAATGACGGACGTGAAGGCTATCGTAGAGAAGCTTGCTACTGCTACCAAGGCCGGCAACGCTGAAGATATCGCGAGCCTAAACGCGCAGCTTGTAACGCTAATGGGGTAACGTACAGGGGGAGGTGTAATAACCTCCCCTTTTTCTATCGTAGCAAAAAATTTCTCAACCACAATCTAGTCGGGGTACACCCCGAATGATGCACGACTACGAACTATAACCCTCTCTGAAAAAATGACCTCTCAAACTTTTTGCTTAGAAGATGCAAAGCGCCCTGTGCAAAACACTCAGTATATGGCATGATTATTGCTTGTAATATAGGTATGGAACATGATAATAAGTTCTCCAAGGATACTATTGCGATGTGCGAAGCTACACCATTACTCCGTTACTGGGCTACCCAAAACCCGTAGGTCATGTCTGATCCATTCACCAATCAAACCACATCTCCGTTAGTTAATGTCCCTGAGTTAGACTTAGAGCGCATTGATCCTAACCAAGCATTGCGTGAAGTTTATCAGGCATACCCGTCACTTGCTGACCAACGTTTACCACAATTAACCAACAACATCGTTAACCCAGCGTTAACATCCACTGTTAACACTGTAGCAAATGAATACCTACCAGCAGGTGGAGGTTTTAATTACGATGGGCCGTTCGGTTACGCAGACACTCGTCAAAAGCTTTTAGGCACAGCACCAAACATTTCACTAGGCCCAGAGGTTACATGGTCAAGAGCGCAGCCACGCGATACGGGTGGAGGCATTCAGCCATTTAAGTCTAACGTATACTTTGACGCAGGTGGTTCAGCCGCTGGCATGGATATAGAAGATATCGTAGCTGGTATACAAGACGCTATTAAAAACACAAATGTAGCAGGAGGCACACAAATTCCAGAAGGTTATCCAGAAGGCACTGTAAAAATTGAAGGTGGTTACGGACTTCCAGACGGCACTGCTGTACCAGATGCAGAAACGAAAGCAGAGATTGATGCTTTAAAAAGACAAGCTGATGCTGATTTAGATGCTGCAGGTCAAGGTGTTGATATAGGAGATATTGGTGGCGTACAAAACGTTGATGTTAATGCTATTGACCCTGCTGGACAATCCACAGGCGGTGGAGGCGTTGAAGAAACGGGCAGAGCGCCCGGTGTAGAGATCGTTGATAATACTGGCGCTACACCTACAACGTCTACTGTAGAGGATTGGTTAGGTATGCGTTACACAAACAACCGCGTACCCACAGGTGCTGAAGGTTTACAGTATAACGAAGCTACTGATAACCCTCTAAAGCCTACTTATATGTTAAAACCGTCTGTGCTTGCAAAACTTAGTGCATCTTCTGAAGATATTTTAAAGAACATAAGCAAGATTTTTGACATAACCACAGGAAAGCAACGCTCTCAGTATGGGCCACGTCCAGAAAATGAAAGCGTATTTGCACAACAATTAAAACGTGCTAATGATTTAATAAAGGGTAGGATAGATGAAGGTATAAAACCTTTTGAAACAAGAGGTACTTATACACAGTTAGGCGATAGAACTCCTTATGGTATAGATATTGTTAGCACACTAGCAAACTTAGAAGAGGTTATAAAAAACCCTGAAAATATAAAGACACAAGAGTATGGTGCTTGGCAGTTTAGGGCTTTAGTTACTTGGGCCGGACTATACAGTCAGTTTGGTTCTCAGATAGGTTTACCATTTGCGGTAGTTTCTTTGGGTGATGATATACTAAGCGCGTTTAGCAATCTTTTAGGAGATAACTGGGAAGATCGAGGTAATCCTGTGCAAGATGTTGTACACTACAGTATTTGGAAAACTGGTGATATATTTAAAAAATCTTACAATAAATCTTTTGGACGTGCGTTAGGTAAAATAAAACCGGGATCACTTAAAAATAAACTTGGTAAGTTAACACATAACTTTGATTTTGATTTTGGCCCTAACAAACAGCCGCAGCCTAAGATACGTATAACGTTTAACAAAAAGCCTCAAGAAGCGCCTGAGTTCAAAGGTACTCTTGGAGGTCGTAATACTTTAAATGTACCGCCATCAACAACTGAAAGAGGTGTAGGTGGTGGTAGTTTTACAAACAGACCTACGTTGCCTCCTCCACCACCTAGAACAACTATTGCAATGGGGCCAGCAGAAGGTCGTGGAACATTTCCAAAGCCTCCACCACAAGTTGTAGACGCAGAAACTTTAACAACAACGCCAGTAGAACCTACTGTAAGCGATCCTGATTATGTAACACCGTTACCAGAAGATCCGAAAGATCCTTTAGAAGGTACAGAAGGTGTAGATTATAAGTATATATGGTTGCCTTATACAAACAATGAAGTCTTTAGAGGCTATAACGAAGTAGCTGAGTTAGATACTGTAGACCCAAGTCAAATCGACTTTTGGGAAAGAACACTTGTTACACGAAACTCTGCAACAGATACTTTAGGTGATAGAGTAGGTGGGGCTGTAGAAGCAGGAGGTGGTGTAGATTATGGTGGCGGTTCTTTAGATCAATTAGAACGTGATTACTTTAATGCTAAACAGTTATGGGATGCTAAATCAGAGGACACGTCAGACATTACTGGGCCGGGAGGTATATCTGATGGTATGGGTGGCGGTGGTGGTGTTGCTGGTGGTGGTAGTGGAGGTATGGGAGGCGCTTCTGGCGGTGGTCTTGGTTTAGTTGATTCACAAAACCCTAAC